TCAATTCCCCCCGTTTGATACCCCGTTGGTCACAACTTGGTCACCGTCTGCGGTCACATTCCCCCGGCTCCCGGCCGCGAACAATTCAACGGCTTTAGAGCCCGCGTTAGGGTTTGCTTGCGGCATCCATCGCCCGTAAATGCGGCCGATCATGGTCCAATCCTTATGGCCCATTTGCTTCGCAACCCACATAGGATGCTCACCGGCCGAAAGCATCATGCTCGCGAATGTGTGCCGGGTTTGATACGGGTTGCGATAGCGAACGCCGGCCAGTTTCAGAACGCGAGCCCATGCGCCCCGAATGACTTGATCGCCCGACCAGGGCTTTCCCGTGCGCGGATTGAGGAAAACATCGCCGCCTTCGAGTAGGAACGAAAAGGGTTTCTGCGCCTTGAGCGCGGCAAGCGCGGGCGCTAAGAGCTTCACGTCGCGCCGACCGGCTTTTGTCTTCGGGCCTTCTTTCACGTCGGCCGCTCGGGCGGCACGTGTTGCGGCACGTCGCACGCGCACCGTTTCGGCGTTCCAATCGATATCACGCCATTGGAGTGCGCATAGCTCCGACGTGCGTAGGCCTGTCCAAAACGCGAACTCGAATAAGTTTCGCTCTTGCCGTTCTTTGCACTTGGCGAGAATCGCGGCAATATCCTCGACCGTGAAGGGGTCGATATCGTCATCGTCGTCGTCTTTCAGAGATTCGATCCGCGTGAAGGCCCAGCCATCCAGGGGATTGACATCGATCTTTTCCTCGTCAACGGCGTCATGTAACGCTTTGCGCAGCACGCTTTGAATGTTGCCGAGGCGCTTGTTAGACGCGGTGGGGTAGTCTTCGAGCCATTTTTTGATTCGTGGGCGTTTGAGCTCGATGAGGCGTAGGGCGCCGAATTCGGGTATCAGGATATTTTCGACGATCTTTCGATAGCCTTCGAACGTCGACATTTTCACCTGTTGTCGGTACGACTTGAGCCATGTCTCTAGATACTTCTCGACCGTATCGATATCGCCCGGCATGCCGCCCATTGCACTCCCGCGCTCGACGGCGCGGCGCGCGCGGGCCGAATTCGGAAACACTTCCGCATACTTGAACGTGCCTTGCTTGATGGCATAAAGGATCGATGCGCGAAACTCGGATGCCTTCTTTATGTTGGCCGGCGTGGGCTCAGACTCGATAGTTTCCCGACAACGCTCGCCTTCGAAGCGGAAATCGATTTGCAGGGCGTTCCCCCGCGCGCGGACCCCTTCGTATTGCTTACCCATTGCTCATACTCCTCGACATTGATGAGGATATGGCCGTCCGGTGCTTTCTGCCAAAGCGACTCGGGCCATTTGTGATCCTCGATCTTCCGGCGCACAGCCTTTTCGCTATAGCCGGTTTCGGTTGCAAACTTTGCGATCGTGATCCAGCGGATCATGGCTTACTCCCAGGTCGCTTTCGCGGCGGTTTGATTTCGTTTCGCGGGCGTCCGCCTTTCGGCGTCGTGGCCGGAGCAGGTTGTTTCGCCGCCCATGCCCGCACAACGTCGGGCTTCCATCTAACGCCGCCCTCGGTCGTCGCCGCACGCGGCGGCAGACGGTCGGGCTCTCTGCTCATGTACGTTTTGACCGTCGTTACGGTCAGACCGAGGTAGGCCGCAAGGTCGGTGCGCGTCCATAGCGGCTCGTCTTTCTTCGTCATTTCCCTTTCTCCGATAGGGCGGGGAACCCGCCTGGAAATGACAATCTACCACGGGTGATAAACCTATTTGTATGACGTAAACGGGCTTACCGCGTCACGTTCGCAAGCACGTGCAAAAGCACTTTCACTTGACAGCCGGCGTCGAATTCAACGATTTCGTCGATGACGCGCTCTAGGACGGCCTGCCGCTCGGTTTCATTCAACCCCAGGCGCCGATACGTATTGCCGATCATCATGAGCGCGATTGCGCCGTGATAGAACGCATGTTGCACGACCTCGCGCGAGCTATCCGAGAAGCCTTCGGGGATAACCTCGCGCTCGTATGTCGTCCATCCCTCACGAAGCGTTTCCATGTTCATTCACTCCATGTTGCAGCCATCGTTGGTGCGCTTCGTCGATAGCTTGGTTAGGATCGAGTTTCCGTCTGTGCACGGCATCCTGTAGGCACTCGACGATAAAGGCGTGCGCCTGCTCTGCCTCGGCCCATGTCGGGTGGCGGAACACGCGCACGGCCCGCGACGTGGTGAAGATGGCCGTCTCGAACAGCATCGGGCCGCCATGAAAGCGCACGCCATGCGGCGAGTATTCATGGTCGATACCGATGAACACGGTCGACACGTCCAAGCCGTCAATGCTCGTAAGCGCGACGGTGCGGTCTGTGTTGGCGAACCACTTCATCCAGTCCAGCACGGAGAGCGCGAGGCGCGGCTCTTTGCCATCGAGTACATACAGGGTGCGATTCATCTACTACCTTCGTTTCGCGTCAGGCGGCGGCCGTAATGACCTCTCCGTTGATCCATTGGGTGAGCCAACGCTTGAGCTCGCTCACGCCACCGTTTCGATAAACGATATGCTCGTTGACCCGTTGCACGATGTCCTGGTGCTTGTGCGAAATGAACTTCGTCATGAGCACGACTAGATCGGCGTTGCGGGCCTTGTCTTCGAGCGTCGTATGGTGCTCGGACTTCGCGTAGTCTAGGCTGAGAAATTCGCCCATCGCCTTTGTCATGTCCTGCTCTTGCTGATTGAGCAGGCCGACGATAAGCACGCGTGGCTTTCGGTGTCGTGGCGCCGCATGCAGGCGTGTCACGCCCTCGGGCAGCGGGGCCGGCGCCGCCATGTGGCCGAGCGCTTCGGTTATGCGTTGCATGATCGATTCCTGTAATTGCTCACCGATCGAGCGTAGCAACATGCCGGCGACCTTCACGCCGATTGCCTCGATGAGCGTATCGAAAGGCAGCGAAGCGGGATCGATCGCTTTGGCCTTTTCCGCCTCGGCGCGCGCCGCTTCGATCGCTCGTCGCGATTCCTCGGCGACTCGACCAGCCTCGGCCGCTTGCTCGCGGGCCTCGCGCTCCTCACGCTCCGACCGATCGAGCTCATCGACAATCTTCCATTCGTCCGTAATCCACGGCACTTGAAAGAGGCTCGATATATCGCGTTGCCGGCCGGCGGGCATGGTGTATTCGATCGCCTTGCGTATCGCCTCGACCTTGCTCATGTCTGCAAAGCCGTTGAGCAATCGTTTGCTCTCGATTGCGATCTTTCGCCGCTCTTCCGGGTTCCAGCGCACGAGCGCCCTGCGTTCCTTCGTCGATGCCGGTTCAACGATTTCAGCGGCGACGTTCGTCGGATCGAAACCCGTCGCGGCGAGCGATTCAACGGCGTCCAATGCGGGCTCCGCTTCCTTCGCCTCGCGCTTGGCGCCGACGTAATCGAGCGAGGCCAAGTCGCGGATCGCTTTTACGACTTCGGCGACCTCCCGATGTTGACGGAGCTCGCGTTGTCGATGCGGCGGTAATGCTCGCGCTTGCGCCATGCGTACGGCCTCTAAGTGCGTCAGGCTCAAATCCTTGGCGCGTATGTCGCGCGCGGCGCGGGCCAGCAGTTCCACTTCGTCCTTTTTCCAGCGCACGAGCGTTTTCTTTGTCTTCGTGGCCTCGGTTGGCGCTTCGGGGGCTTCGGGCACCGTCTCGGGCCGCGGCGGCTGGTCGGTTATCTCCTCGATGACAGGCGTGCCGTTGATTGCGCCTTTGCGGTCGCGGCTGCCCTTGCGAAGCAACATATACGGATGCGTCATTTTTGATGCTCTCCTCTCAGAAAGAGCGCCATTCGGCGCGGGGACTACGGCAATAGGGGGGCGACGGCTTCGACCATGCGTTCGAGCTCGGGCAAGGCGTTTTCCAGCGCGGCCATTTCGCGTAACGCGGGCAGGCCCGAATCGATCGACGCTTGCGCTTCTTCGCGCGTGGCGCGTCGGCCTTGCGTGTACCAAAGCACCTGCGACGGCGGCGCGCGAAGATGAAAGAGTTCGCCGTCCGCGTGGCGCGTGATCGTATAGACCTGCGTGACCCAGATCAGCGTCACGCCAGGATTGCGCATGAGCATGATGCCCGGCGGCTCCGTCGACGCCTCGGGCATGTTCGCTTCGCGGCGAACGCCCTTCGGCAGTATCAGGAACGGACACGCCTTGACGGCGAACATCGCGCAATTCAAGTGACTCGGCGGCTCCGACGAGACGCGATTGACCGCGCACATGGGGCCGATGACGAAGGCGCGATAGCGGCCAAGTTGCTCGCCGCAAATCCAACAGCGGTTGAACTGGATGGCCTTCGCTTTCTTCGTTTGATCGGCAATCCGAAAATCCGGCTTGCCATTGACCCGGGCCACGAAGAACGGAACCGGGTAGCCGCGCTCGTCGATCGGCAGATGCTTCATTTCAGGCGGCAGGCTCGGCAGACCCTCGCGCAGCTTGTGCTCGCTCATCGCGTTTAACTCTCCTCGCATTCGACTTGATCGAGCTCGGTGCCGGGCGCCGACTCGCCGGGGTCATACAGGGATTGCAGGCACGCCTCGACATTGACCTCGCCGTCCTCGTCCTGCAAATCTTCGATCGCCATTTTCCTGTCGACATCGCGATACTTGGCAAAGGCCGCGTTATAGAGAACCTCGGTATCGTGGACGTAGACCGTCAGCGTGACGGTGTAACGTGCGCTCAGGTGCATGTTCGTCACTCCTCACCAATTGGCCGGGTCGATGCAATCGGCGTCGCCCCAGGTACAGGCGCCGCACAGGCCCGCCGCATAGACGACCTCGCCGTCTTTGACGCCGAGCACGGTCGGCGACTCGCCGCAATTCGCGCACTGAGATTCATAGTCCGGCTCGAACGCGTCGACCTTCACGACCTCATCTGGGGTGATCGTCTCGCGCAGCCGCTTACTGTTTCGGCTCATGTTTGCCACTCCTCTCGATGGCCTCGGAGTTCGGCAACGTCGCGGATGATGCGCGCCAAATCGTCGTGCGCGAGCGGTTGATCGCCGTCAAAAACAAAATCGCAGATAAGCGAGAGGATCAGCAGGCACGCTTTCTCGTTGCTCATTTCCATCGCCATCGCTTTGCACTCCGAAGAAAAAGGGGCCGCGCCCGGCGACGCCATTCAACGTCGCGGGGTCCGACAGGCGCGGCTAGACGGGGGTTCAGTGCAAATCGGGCTTCGCTTCGCCATCGGGCGGTTTGCGCTTCGTGCGGCGGCGCATTTGCTCGACGATCGCGGCGCCGTCGCTCAACGGCAAGTCGCGTTGGTCCGGGTCGCCCGTGACGTCATCCAGGCCGCCCATGTGCGCAGCGGCGTCCGTCACGACGACCAAGCACGCCTGCCCGCGCGAGTCGGCTAGCTCCAAGCGGGCCGGGTCGCGGGCGGCGATGGTAAAAACCGCCTCGATATGGTCGCCGAACACGACTTTTTTCAAATCGGCCGCGACCGTGACACGCTTTTCGCTCGCGATGAGGCGCACCGCTTGGCGCACGTTATCGCCGACGCGCTTGCGCACGCGATCGATGATTTCGTTTTGCTCGTTCTCGGGCAGCTTCGCCCAAATGTCGGGCAATACCTTGAGCTCTTGCACGAGCGCGGCCAGTAGATCGCCCGCGACGGTTTCGCTCGCCATTTCGACCGCTTCATTCTTTCGAGTCATTTTCATCCCCTGCCATGTTTGCCACGCGTCCTTTAAGCGCGGCGCCCTCGGGTCCGCGAGCGGGACGGCTGCTCACGGGGCGGATCGGTATCAAACGGCGGATCGAGTTCGTCGCGGCGTTGGCGATACATCGCGTTGAGCTCGTCGCGTTGCTCTTCGTCCGGCACACTGCGGATCAGGTCGGCCACGGCGTCGACCTCTTCGGTCGTCTTTGCTTCGCGAAACGCCTCGGCAATCTCGGCATAGCTCGCGGGTGCATCGTCCGGCGCATCGCTCGCGGTCGGGGGAGCCTGTTCGGGCTCGCTCGTTTCCTTACTCGGCTCGTCTGCCTTCCGCGCGGCCGGCTCGGCGCCGCGCTCGCGCATGCGGGCCTTGATTGACTCGGCTTTCGTGCCGGCCGGGGGCGCGTCGCCCTCGTGCGCGGGTTTGCCGGTGGCCGGCGTGGCGGGCAGGTCGAACCAATCGGACGGCTCGCTCATGCCGTCGCGCAGGCTCGCATAGATGCGCTTGAGCGAAACGACCTGCGTCGGCTTGATCGAATCGAGTGCGCGCTGGATGCGCTTCTCAATGTGCGCCTTCGTCACGCCGAACGGTTGGAAGGCGACAAGCATCTTTTGCATCGCCTCGGGGCTCGTGTCGACCTTTTGAAGCGTCGTATCGGCCTGCGCCATTGCCGCTTCGATAACATCAGTCGGGATGACGGCCTCAATACAGGCGCGCACGCGGCGTTGCGCCATGTTCGCGCAGAGCTCGTAAATGTCGCGCTCGTCGGTCAACTTGTAGCCGCCTTGCTTCGTGTCGCGCCAGTGCGACACGATGAACGCGATGCGTTTACGGGTGCGCGTCTGCGTGTCGGTCGCGCTGGCCTCGACCTCGGAGAACGGGATGCCGCGCGCATCGACGCCGCGCGAGAGGATGCGCCACGTGACATCGATGTTTTCCCATTCCGCCGCGATCGCTTCCATTGCCTTGATGCTCGGGCCGCGAATCTCGGTGCCCCCGCGCGAGTACTCATACTGCGACTTCTCGGCGAGCGACAGGCGCGTAAAGGCGTCCAGAATGCGATTCATCGCCTTGGCAGGGTCGCGCGGGAACTGCTGCGCCATGAGGTACGTGACCTGCATTTCCGCGAGCTCGCGGCTCTGACCTTGGCGGGCGCCGGCCGTCTGCGCGAGCTCGGCGCGCGTATTGCCGAACGGCGATTCGACAGCGTTGCTCATGACTTGTTGTCCTTTGCCTTGACGTGACGGCAATCGACATAGGTCGCGGCCTCGACCGTATAGGCCTTGCGCTCGACGACCTTGCGCCGGTAGGCGCTCCCATCGGGCAGCATGCCGAGCGAGGCTGAGCCCATCGCTTCGAGTATGTGATTTCGCGCGACCTGACTGACGGCGTGGTATTGCTTCACGATATCGTCGGCCTGCTCTTTGACGTGGTGCCAATGCGCCACGTCTTCGCCGAGGTAGAGCGTCTCGCCGTTCGTGCCGCTATACAGCCGCCGCAAGACCCCTTCGGTCGTCGAGTGCGCGTAATTGAGCTCAGGCTCGCGCCGCGCCTCGACACATTGCCAGAATGCGTGCTCGGCCTCGATGAGCATGTCGGCGAGCTCGGCATCACGCTCGATGACGAACGTCACGAGGCGATTGCCGCCGACGCATGCCGCAAGGTGCCATACAGGGTAATCCAGCACGATCATGTAATGTTGGCACTGCAAAACATACTCATCGGGCGCTTGATCGGTGCCGGGCTCGCCCCAATCACTGAGGCGAAACGCCATCGCGTCGACGTTCTTGCATTCGAGCCCGCAGCGCTTGCCTTCGATCAGGCGATCGGGGTTTGCGATCATCCAGGGGTAGCGGGGATGGCGCACGAGCTCATGGCGGCGACGCACTTTCACGCCCCCGCGTCGCGCGTACTCGCGGGCGATGATGTCTTCCATGAGGCGTCCGAACTGTATGCGTTCCAGATCGTCGGTGGGGTTCCGCGTCAACTCGGTACCCGTCTTGTCGAGCCACACCTCGAATGCTGTCTTGAACGGCGACAGGCCCAGGATTGCGGCAATGTCACTGCCACCGACGCCACTCTTCCTTTCCATCAGCCATTGCTCGCGATTCATGGTTTGCACGTTTCCTTACAATTTCACATTTGTAAAACGGCGGATTCGGACAATAGTCCGAATTACACGGATCACCAAGAAAAAACACCTCGTTAATAGCGTTCAGCGAAGTTCACATATGTAAAACTGCGCGCGACTTTTATCGGCAAATAGCCGCTTCCGATAGCAACACGAGGGTTCGAAAGTTTCCACTGCTCGAACCATGAGCGCCTTTGCTGGCGGGACAGACGACGGAGGTACGGCCGGTGGTGAAGCAGGTTTTTCATGGCGTTCAAGGCACCGACAATTGGGGGATGTACGGAATTCAAGACGACTGAACTACAAATGTCAATAATGTGTCTTTCTTGAATTTTTCGTCAACGCGACTTTAATCGATTGCCATGAACGTGGAAAAGATCCTTGATAAGATGGGCGGACCCCGCCGTGTCCGATTCCTCATCGATTCATCGCCGTCAACGATTTCGCAAATGAAGGCACGCGGCAAGATCGCCGACAACCTGGTGCGCTTTTTCATCGCGCTGCACCCCGAACTCGACTGGCCTGACATGCTCGAGGACGACCTCCCTCGGTTCAGCGCGCTCATCAACGAACAATCCTTGCGACGCCTGCGCGCCGCACGTTTGCGTATTGTCGGCACTCGCGAACTCGACATCGAGACGCCCGAGTGAGCGGCAGTCGGGAGAGAACAGCATGATCGCCAAGGCGGAATTCGAGGCTCGCGCGCCGTTCAAGATGATCGAGACGCGTATCTGGACCGACGAGAAATTTGTCAAGCTCTCGCGCGTGAAGCCGAGCGGGCAATCACTGTTTCTCTACCTGCTGTCAGGGCCGCACACCCTGCAACCCCGCATGGTGCCTGGGGTCTTCCGGGTAAGTCGGGCCGCGCTTGCGGAAGCGCTCGACTGGTCGATCGAGGAATTCGACGCGTGTTTCGCCGAAATTTCTCGCTTCAGGATGGCGAGCGCCGATTGGGAGCATCAAGTTTTGTGGTTGCCGAACGTGCTCAAGCGTGCGATGCCGCGCTCGCCGTCGAATGTCGTAGGGTGGCGCGTCGGGTGGGACACACTGCCCGACTGCGAACTCAAGCGCCGCATTCATCGCTCGATCGAGCCGACGATCAAAGGGCTTGGCGACACATTCGCGCGCGCATTCGATGCCGCTTTGCGCCCTGTCGCGGGCTTGAGCAAGGCTCAAAAGAAAGTCAAGAAAGGAGGAAATCAAGGGGGGGCATCCGCGCCCAGAAGGGCCATCCATCAGCGCTTAGAAGGTCCACCCATGACAACCGATAAGCCCCGACCATCCGAAAAGAAGTCCCGACCCATCTCGACCGCCAAGGGTGAACCATCCGCAGCGGGAAGGGTGGACCAGATATCAGATAGTAGAGAGGAGATAAAAGAGAACGTCAAAGGCGTCAACGGCGCCACCGCGCCGTTACCCCCGCGCGCGCGTATGCGCGAGGGCGACGCGGACCACGAAACCACGGAAGCCGCGCCGGATAAGGCTCAGAGCGAATTCGCGAGTGTGCGCAGGTTCACCGCGAACATTCAGCGCGACGCGTTTCAACGCGATTTGCTCGACGACGATGACGGCAAACCCTTGTCGCACAAGGATTCCGGCGAAGATGGTCGGACCATCCCGGCGAACATGGTCGAACCATCCGCGCCGGAAAGGTCCAAGGGCAAATCCCGCAAAGCCTCGCCGGCAAAGGCTCCGGGGCCTGACACAGGGCCGACTTGGGCCGCGTATTCCGAGGCATTTTTCGCGCGATACGGCGTCGATGCCGTGCGAAACGCGGTCGTCAACTCGCAAATGCTGCACTTCGTCGAACGCATTGGCGAGGCCGAAGCGCCCGCTGTGGCGCGGTTTTACGTCGAATCGTGCTCGTCGGCGTGGTACGTCAAGCGCTGTCACGCGGTCGGCGTGCTCTTGCAGGACGCCGAAGCGTTGCACACGCAGTGGGCCACGCGTCGTCCCGTGACGGCGACGGATGCGGCGATGGCCGATCGCACGGCGACGAATGCGAACGCGTTCGGCCCGCTCATCGCCGAGGCTCGCGAGCTCGAACGCCGCGAGGGCAAGCATGACAACTAGCCGCGTGCTCGAAGCGATTGCCGTAACCGCCGAGCTCTGCGGCAAGGTGTTCTCGCCTGCCGCCGCTCGGCAGTTCGCGGCCGACCTGTCGGCGTACCCCGAAAACCAGGTGCTCGGCGCACTTGAGCGCTGTCGGCGCGAGGTGAAAGGCGTGCTCTCGCTTGCCGACGTGATTTCGCGGCTCGACGATGGGCGCCCCGGCGCTGACGAGGCCTGGGCGATGATTCCGCGCGACGAGACGCAATCGGTCGTGTGGACCGACGAAATGGCCGCGGCCTATGGCGTTGCGCGGCCCTTGCTCACGGCCGGCGAGCCGATCGCGGCGCGCGTTGCGTTTCGCGAGTGCTACACCCGCGTCGTGACGCTCGCACGGTGTGAACAACGCGCCCCGCAATGGCGTTTGTCGCCCGGCTATGACCCGGCCGGGCGTGAGCTCGCCGTAAGCGATGCGGTTTCGAAAGGCCGCTTGACGCCGCAACAGGCAATGCGCTTGCTGCCTGATGAGACGAATTCGGAAATGACGGCGGCGTTGCTCGAACAGATCGGGGTGAAAGTCAAACGCATAGGAGGGTGAAAAATGATCGTCGAAACGCATCACTTCAACCGCCTCAACGAGTCCGAAACGGAACGCCTCGCGCTGCTCGCCGAAGAGATGAGCGAATCGATCCACGTGATTTGCAAAGTCTTGCGCCACGGTTACGAGAGCAAACATCCGCTTATGCCGCAAGGGCCGTCCAACCGCGATCAGCTTGCGAAGGAAGTCGCGCACGTTTTCGTGGCCGCGCGGTTACTGTTCGATGCCGGCGATATTCGGCGCGTCGCGTGCGAAGCATATGAGCAGGCCAAGCGCGAGGAATTGCATCACTACTTGCACCATCAATCGAGCTCGGTCTGATCGCCATGACGCTCAACGCCATCGTCAGCTTCGTCGTGCCGGGCATTCCCGTAGGCAAAGGCCGGCATCGCTCACGTATCGCGCACGACGACCTTGCGCGCGAGTACGTGCATACGTACACGCCACGCAAGACGGCAAAGTACGAAAAGAACGTCGCCATCGAGGCCAAAATCGCGATGCGCGGCCGGCAACCGGTCAGCGGCGCGATATGCCTCGTCGTGAAGGCGTTCTATCCGATTCCCACGTCGTGGCCGCGATGGCGCAAGCACGATGCGCGCGTCGGCATGCTCGCGCCGGGTGTCAAGCCCGATTGGGACAACATCGGCAAGGCGTGCAGCGATGCAATGAACGGGGTTGTCTATGTCGATGATGTCGCGATCGTGAGCGCGACGGTGCACAAGCGCTATTCGATCGACCCGCGCGTCGAAATCATTGTCTATGCGTTCGACCCGAACCCGACGACACGCGACGATGATGCGCTCGACGAGCTCGCCGAATCAGGGAGCGAAGCATGAGCCAAAACCTCTCGTTTCAAGAATTCGTAATGCTCGACGGCGATACGATCGTCACTGATTCACGGCTCGTCGCCGCACACTTCGGAAAGCAACACAAAAACGTGCTGCGCGACATCTATGCGATGCGCGATAGCAAAAAGTCGGAAATCCGTGCGTACTACGAGCTCAATTTTGAGCCGGTTGAAGAGCTGGATGCCAAGGGTGAACTGCGCATTCTTTTCCGGATGACTAGGAATGGCTTCTTGGTGCTCACGATGGGGTTTACAGGCGAGCAGGCTCTGCTGATAAAAATCGCCTTCATCGATGCCTTCGACGCGATGGCCGAATATATCAAAAAGCATGAGCGCTCGATTTCGGAGCGACGCCACGACTACGAACTGCGCGACGCCACTTCGAAGACGCGCGCGTCTTACGGGTCACACTTGATGCTTGAGCGCAAGCGCGACCTTCCATCTCTAGAAGCCGAGCATTTTCGCCTCAAAGCGGAATCGCAGCTTGTGCTTCCGATGTTCGATAACGAAGACATGCAAACCAGTGCCGTGAGGACCGGAACATGAGGGACGGGGTTTTCGCATCGGTGCCGTGTGCGTTGGCTATCGCCTACCGCATGCCGGCCTATCAAAAGTCGCCCGAATCGGCGTGCGCGCGCATCCTGCGCGATCACATTCGGCGGTCCAGGGTATGGGATCGCGAGCGGTTATTGCCGAAGGTCGTTTTCTTCGATGGCCTCACAAACGAACAGGTGCATGCGCAATGCACGGCCATTCGCGAAACGGTCGTCAGGCGTCTGCCCGAGCTCGAAGCCGCGACGATCCGCGCGCGCTATGGCCTGACCGAATTCGAAGACCTTGAGACCGGTCGGCGCCGCTTCGCGTTCAGCGCGGATCGGACGAACGCGATCAAGCGGCTCTCCGAGCGCATGCGCGGCGAATTCGACATTCTCAGCGAGGGCGAATGCGACGTGCTCGTTGCACGCATCTTTGCGAACGTCAAGGAAACGACGCCCATCACATTGCGCGCGATTGCCGAGCAGTTCGGCCGCTCGCACGTGCATTACCACAACTATTTTCACGCGATCGATGATCGCCTTTATCACTTGGAAATGCGCGCACTCGACATTCTCACCGACGTTTTCGCCGATCGCGGGACATGCGGGGGCGAGCCGGTTGTCGCCGCGCGCGAACACTATGCGAGTGGACAATGACCCGAATCGTTGAATGGATCGAGCCGTTTTCGAATGACAGCAAGGCGACTCTCGTTTGCCGCATGACCGTCGATGACGTGATTCATTTTCAGATGACGCGCGAAGACTTTCGATACGACGATCCGCAACGCGCCCTCGATGACTTCGTTACCGTGCATTGGGCCGAAATCAAACACGAGGCCGCGCCGAACTGGCAACCGTGCGCGCGAGCGATTCTCAACGATCCGCGCGTGCTGCAAATCAGGCGTGCGCACGCGAGCGCTCGGCCCAAGGCGGAAAACCCCGCATGGCGCAACACGCATATCGACCTGGGTTACGTCCTGCGCGTGCTCGAACGGTGCGCGTGCGGCGAGTTCGGGCCTAAGCCATGAAGCCCGCGCTTCGGTGCATCGTGTGCGGCGCCGTCGCGCCCGATCCGCTCACGTTATCCGAGGCCCGCGATTGGGAGTGGTTCACGGGCTACTTTGACCGCACGGCGATGTTTTGCCCGAGGCATCGCGATTCGGGCATGCGGCACTTGCTCTATGAGTTCTCGCAACGCAAACCACCGAGCGACGGCCAGCATTGGGTGCTCGAACATGCCGTCAACGACTTGAAATTGCGCATCCGATAGGGAGGGCGTTTCACGTGAAAACGATAGACTGGATTCTCGTATCGGATAAGCTGCCGCCCGTAGTGACGCGCGGGCATTTGAGCGAATACGTGTTCGTTACGGTCACAGACAAGTTTCGCTATGTCGACATCGACCGCTACGATCATAAGGCGCGCGCATGGGAAGCGCATGGCAAAGGCATCACGCATTGGTCTGCGTTGCCCGCGCCGGCCGCGATCACGCATGCCGAGTTGCAACGGCTCGGGCTCGCCTAGTCCTCAATCATTGCGAATTCCCGCGCGCGTCAGGCGCACCTCTTCGCTATTGATGATCGACCGATAGACGCCATCGTCGCAGCGCAAAACCGGGCACATGCCGTCGTGCTCGGCGCCTAGGACTCCATCGAACCCGAGCATGAGCGATTTGCCGTTTTCCGAGGCGAGTATGACCATGCCGGCAACAGTGAGCCCACCGTACTCGATCCATACCCAATCGCCGCGCGCGTATTTCTCCTCGATCATGGCTCAGCCGGCTTCTCCGGTCGTTTGATGAGCGATGCGGCGTGTTGTATTACTCGCCTGAGTCGCTCGATGTTCTCCGTGTCTTCGTGGAAGCAACGACAAAAGCCGCAATAGCGCTGCGACACGTCGCTTGGGTTGTGCGAAGTCGTGCCGCATATGAGACATCGAATCGCGCGGCCTTCGTCGACGAGGCAAAACGTCGGGCTCATCGCGGCGTTTTGCGCTTCGGATATAGGTCGACGCCATGCTTGCGCAGCAGTTTGCGCAAGCGCGCGCACTCAAACCAAAGGGCGCAGATCGTTACCGTCGTGCCGAGCGAGTAGAAGTTTTCGGCGCCGAGCCAATGAGACAGCGCCCAAAAAGCGCCGACGAATGCAAGCGCCGTGAGCAAAAGCAACGTGCGGTCGATAAGCCATTTCATCGCTTCGCCCCATGCGCGCGCGCCAAACCGCCGTAATTGCGGCGGGCCGGAAATGAGGGATTGACGATTTCCGGGTGACGAAACAGCAGCGCCTGCATAGGCGCCGATAGGGCGAAAGCCGCGCCGAGCATGGCGCGATGCACTTGCGCTTGCGAGACGGGGCCGCGCGTGCAGCCAAACCAGTTGTCGGTCGCGACGACGAGACTGCCGATGGCGCCGCCCAGGTAATAGGCCGCGCTATAGGCCGCGACGACCGATAACATTTCTGTAATTTCGCCCGCGCCGATGAGCTCTCGAATCGTCACCTTCATTCCGAACGACTTGACGAGCCCGGCGAGCCTTGCAATGGTTTCGACCGCCTTGGTATGAGTCGAAAACAGGTTCGTCGGCACGTCCAGCCCGATCGCTTCCATATTCGCTTTGAATGCCGGATAGAACCCGGCGGCGCAGGTTTGGCCCATATGCCCTCTCTCGGTTTTTTGTGGTTCGCCGTTCACATATGTAAACGGCCGAAAGGATATCACTACTTTCGCGCCGGGAAAAACTCGCGGATATCGGCCATGCACGAGGCCGTTTGCGGCTGGACGATGTGAAGCAACACGATATTGAACGGCGTCGGGTTCATATGGGGCACCGGGCGTGGCGGCTCGCCGTCCGGCACCTCGCAGAGCAACGCGTCGACATCGAGCGAATAACATGCGCGGCAGGCGACCGGCCGATTTTCATAAATCGAGCACTCGCCGTCTTTGAGGAACGTGCAAGGGTTCGCATAGCTGCAATCGAAGTCCTCATTGCGATCGTCACGCAATCGCGGGCGGCACGGGCTTCGTCCGATGCGCTTACCCATCGCCTCGGCTTCCTCCGGCGACATGAGCACTTCGGTATGGCAGCAGTGATTGCAACCGCGTCGGCACGCGACATGCCCGGCATTCATCGCGCTCACGTCATCGATCAGTTCCCACAGCGCATGGATTTTTGCGGTTTTTGATTTCGGCGAATCGACGATCGCTTGCGCGCGCCGGTTGAATTCCGGAAGGCGCGGCAATAAACGCGCATTGATTGCTTTCAGATTTTCCCTTGCCGTGGCGCCGACGACTTTCAGCCGTGCATTGACGGTATGCGGGAAGCGTGAATCGGTGCTTTCGGCGAAGTGCTCGATTTCATCTTGCTCAGCGGACATTCCGGCTTTCTCAGGCGTTTTACATTCGTGAAATTTGTTAGGAATTCATGATAGCGGCACGCTTGACATCCATTAACAGAAAACATATCAATATGGCAGATTTCGAAAATACCGCCTAATGTCAAGCCCGTTGCGCTGCACGGGCTTTCTTTTTTGGGCTCGTCAGGAGAACAAACCATGTCTGTGCGATGCAAAATGAATCTTTCCGCCGTCGTGCCGAATTCATGGGGCGGCGTCAAAGCGATTTTCCAATGCCAGTACGACGACAAAATCGAGGAGGATCGGCGCTTTCAAAAGGCAACGCCAACCGGTCAGGCTGAGTTCGTGGTCGACAATCCGGCCGCCATCGAACAACTCGTCATCGGCAAGGCGTATTACTTCGACATGACGCCGGCCGACGTCGACATCGGCTGAACGGTGCGATCATGATCGGCGTGCTCATCCAAATCTTGATTGCGGTTCTCATCCTGGGGTTGCTTTACTACCTCGTCACGCTCGTTCCACTGCCGCCGCCGTTCGCGCTCATCGCGCGCGTCGTGTTCATCATCGTTTGCATTCTCGTGCTCGTCGGCCTGTTTTGGTATCCGGCCGGTGTGCATCCGTTTATGAGGTGCTAATCGATGCCCGCTCATCCGTTGCGCCCGTGCCGGCATCCCGGTTGCGGCGCGCTCGTGCGCGAGAAACACGGTCTGTGCGCAAAGCACTTGGCCGATGCGCGTCGCTGCACCGATGAGCAACGCGGCAATGCCAACGAACGCGGCTATACCCGTCGCTGGCGCAAAGCGAGGGAGCATTACTTGCGAATGCACCCCCTATGCGAATGCGCTGAATGCCGGGCCGCCGGTCGCATAACGCCCGCGCAGGTCGTCGACCATATCGTTCCGCACCGTGGCGACATGCGGCTCTTTTGGGACCAATCGAATTGGCAAGCAATGTCCAAGCGCTGCCATGACCGCAAGACGGCCCGCGAAAACGGGGGGTTCGGCAACGCTCCCGGCCGAGACGCCGCTTAGCAAATCGCGCGCCATGCGGACAAACCCGGGCGGCCCCGTGGAGCGGGCCTACCACGGGCTCGCGCTTCGGGACTGCGCGGTACTCGGCCGAGCCCGCGCGAGCCCGTCGCGCGCCCGATTTCGGGCCACGCCGGGGCGTTTCCGGGCCTGGACGGGGGGGCAAATCTCTAGTCAGACGATTCCGCCGACCGCGCGCAGGGTCAGATTTTTGCCGTCGCGGAATTAACGACCCCCTAAACGGACCATGAAACGGGCCAAATCGCCGGAATGGCCGGCCGATCGCGTTGAGCGGTGGCCGCTCGATCGGCTGATCCCGTACGCGCGCAACTCGCGCACGCACACGTCTGCGCAAGTCGCCGAGATTGCCGCCTCGATGCGCGAATGGGGATGGACAAACCCGGTTCTCGTCGACGAAGAAGGCACGATCATCGCCGGGCATGGCCGCGTGCTCGCCGCTGGCCTGTTGCAGTGGACCGAGGCGCCGATCATGACGGCGCGCGGATGGTCCGAGACGCAAAAACGCGCCTACCGGATCGCCGACAACAAACTGGCCGAGCATGCGGGATGGGATCGGGAAATGCTGATGCTCGAATTGCGCGAGCTCGACGCGGCCGATTTCGACGTGCATTTGACCGGGTTCAATGATGACGAGCTCCGCGCGCTCATCGTCGACGAGACGCCCGAGAAAATCGAGGATGTCTCGCCGGAGTTGCCCGGCGCGCATGCACTGAAAGACGACATGGCTGTCGAAAGCCTGTTGCCGTGGAACATTCCCGAGTTGCGCGCCGACCTGCTCGCGGACATTCCCGCGAACCTCGATTCGTGGGCCGGGCGCGACGCGACGCCCGACGATGGCGCCACGTATTGGCTCTGGCAATGGCGTTCGGATTCGTTGCGCGGCATCCCGCACGATCGATTGATGATCGGTTTCTATACCGACGATGCGCGCTTCGAATGCCTGTGGGAGCGGCCGAGCGAGTACGTCGGGCGCATGTTGAATCTCGGGTGCCGAGTGGCGCTGTCGCCGAACTACTCGTTATGGTCCAACCAGGCGCTCGCGGTCCAACTGTGGAACACGTACCGGAGCCGATGGGTTGGCCGCTACTGCCAAGAGGCCGGCATCGCTGTGATTCCCGATGTCAATTGGTCGTCGGAAGCGAGTTACGAGTTTTGCTTTCTCGGCATCCCGACCGGGGCGCCGGCTATATCGGTGCAATTGCAAACGCTCAACGAGCCGGTCGAAATCGATCGTGCCCGGCGCGGCCTCGCGCTCGCGCTCGAACGATTGGAGCCGCAACGCGTGCTCGTCTATGGATTCACGTCCGCACGCCAGATCGTCGACTCGCTCGGCATCGCCGATCGAACCGTATTTGTCGAAAACCGCGTCGCCAAGCGGCGCCGAGTTATGGAGGCTGAGAAATGAACCAGGAAATCACGGGCGTTATCGTCGACGAGCTCTATGGATGCGGCGGCGGTGGCGGCGCGACGAGCTCGAAGCGCGGCGGCACGGGCAAATTTGCCAAGTACGACAAGCGCGGCAACCGGATCACGAACGCCGGGCGCGGCGCCGGCCGCAAGCCGGCGGCGAAGACTGCCGCGAAGAAAACCGCGTCGCGCACGAGTGCGCCGGCCAAAAAGGCGGCGCGCGGCGGGCGTCGTCGCTAACGCCGTCTTGACCGTACCAAGCGCAGGACACGCCAATGCTGACGCGGGTAATCGCAGAGCTCGATGGGCCGGTCGAAATTCGGATCATGCACGAGCCCGCATTCGAGCGCGACCCAATGCCCATATCGCCAGGACGGCCGGCCGATGATCGCGGCGCACGCGGCGCGTGGCAGTTTCGCGCAGGCAAGTGCCGGATGCCGGCCGCAACGCGATTCCGCCCATGCGCACCCGGTCAACGTCGAGAGCATCGCGGCCACGTCCCGCACATACAGGCCATGATCGGATGCGCTCGGAAAGGCGCGTGTGACGGCGCGATACGAGCGGCCGGCGAGCATGGCGACAACGGCAATACCGCAATCGCTATCGTTGAACTGTCGAACGTGGCGCATGCAAGCGAGGTTAGGCAATGCGAGGCCGAAAACCAACTCCCACGGCGCTGAAACTCGTCAGGGGCAACCCAGGCAAGCGCCCCAGCAATGATGCAGAGCCGATGCCGGCACCGTCGCGCGACCTCGAATGTCCCGATTGGCTCTCGGCCGCCGCGAAACCGCATTGGCCGGCGATTGCCGAGCAATTGCATACGGCCGGTCTGTTGACCCAGATCGATACGACCGCGCTCGGGCTCTATTGCGAGGCGTTCGCCCGCTGGAAAGATGCCAACGATAAGGTCGTGAAGCTCGGCGCCGTCGTGAAGAGCTCGCACGGCTACCCGATTCCGTCGCCGTATCTGCAAATCGCCAATCAGGCCTATGCGCAATTGACGCGCCTCTTAACTGAGTTCGGCATGACCCCTTCGAGCCGGTCGCGCGTGACGGCGAAGAAGCCAGACCCGGCCGAGCAATATGCGAAATTCGTCCGCAAGGGCTAGCCGCGTGATTTATGCGTCATCCGCACGTAACGGCCGCGAACTACTACGCGCGGGCCGTGATAGGGGGCGGCGTTCCCGCCTGCAAATGGGTGCAACGCGCCTGCTCGCGCCATCTCGACGACCTCAAGGCATCTCGCGCGGCCGGCTATGCGTACTACTTTGACGCGGACGCGGCTGAGCGCGCATGCGAGTTCATCGAGCTCTTGCCGCACACGAAAGGCAAATGGGCCAAGCGCGGCGAGCGCATCCGGCTCGAACCGTGGGAATGCTTCATTCTCATTTGCGTGTTCGGGTGGAAACGGCGAAAGAACGGCATGCGCCGCTTTCGCGAGCTCTATGCCGAGTTGCCGCGTAAGAACGGCAAGAGCCAGTTCGGCGCCGGCATCGGTCTATACATGCTCATCGCCGACGATGAGGCCGGCGCCGAGGTGTATAGCGGCGCGACGACCGAGAAACAGGCCTGGGAAGTGTTCGGCCCCGCGCGGCAGATGATCGAGCGCACGCCGGGTCTGCGCGACGCGGCCGGCATCGAGGTGTGGGCCAAGTCACTCGCGCGACCGCTCGACGGCTCAAAGATGGAACCCATCATCGGCAAGCCGGGCGACGGTTCGAGCCCGTCATGCGCGCTGATCGACGAGTTCCACGAGCACGATACGCCGGACATGCTCGACACGATGCAGACCGGCATGGGCGCGCGTGAGCAACCGCTGATCGTCATTATCACGACGGCCGGCTACAACCTCGCGGGGCCGTGCTACGACAAGCATCTTGAAGTGACAAAGATGCTCGAAGGGCTTCAAGAGAACGACGACCTGTTCGGGATCATCTACACGATCGACGACGGCGACGATTGGGCGAATCCGATCGTGTTGCGCAAGGCGAATCCGAATTTTGGCGTCTCGGTCGACGGCGACTTTCTCGCCGCGCAGCAACGAAGCGCGACGCTCAACCCGGTTGAGCAAAACCGTTTCAAGACGAAGCACCTCAACGTGTGGTGCTCGGCGCGCAATGCCTGGATGAACATGCAGCAATGGGCCTTGTGCGCCGATCCGGGCCTGACGGTCGACGAGTTCGCGGGCGAGGAGTGTTGGGCCGTGCTCGACCTCGCGAGCAAGAACGACATTTGCGCATATATGCGGCTGTTCAAGCGGCAGATGAACGGCCAGGACCATTACTACGCCTTCGGCCGCTACTACCTGCCCGAAGAGGCGATCGAAGAGAACAAAACGAATCAGGCCGTCTATCGCAAATGGGTCATTCAGGGCTTTCTGACCGCGACGGACGGCGCCGAAATCGACTTCGATGTCATCCGCGAAGACGTGCGCGCGGATGCGTCGCGTTTCCGCTTCATTGAAGTCGTTTACGACCCGTGGCGTGCGACGCAACTCGCGCATCAACTCGCGAAAGATGGCGCGACGGTCGTCGAATACCGGCAAACCGTTCAGAACATGAGCGCGCCCATGAAAGAAGTCATGGCGGCAGTCAAATCGAACCGCTTTCACCACGACGGCAATCCCGTGCTGGCCTGGATGATGAGCAACGTCGTGGCGAAAGAGGACGCGAAGGAAAACATCTACCCCCGAAAGGACAAACCGGAGCAAAAAATCGATGGACCGGTCGCGATCATCATGGGCGTGGGCCGCGCCATGGCGAACGCCGAGCTCTATCCGACCATGCCCGACAACTATTCATTGACCGTCTTATGAGCCCGATCGCTTGGAACCTCGCGCTGCTACTCGGCATCGTCATGATCGGCGTCGGCGTCGGCCTGTCCGATGGCATTCCGCGCGCATTGGTTGTCGTGGGCGCCCTGGTGCTCGCATTCAATGTCGTATCCGCCTTCGTGGCGGCAAGGAACCGCTGATGTTTTTGCGTATTCGTGCCGATGCCGACGACAACGGCGACCGCTCGCCGTGGGGCGACTATTGGTTCACGCCGGTTCCGTTCAAAGGCAACCCGTATAGCGTCACGTCGGACGCGGCGATGCGACTGACGGCCGTCTATGCCTGCGTGCGCGTGCTCGCCGAGTCGGTTTCAATGTTGCCGTTCGTGCTCTATACCGAATCGGCGGACGGCGCGAAGAAGCCGAACAAGGCGCATTGGCTCTATCGGCTCCTCGCCGTGCGGCCGAACGATTTTCAGAACCCGCTCGAGTTTCGCGAGACGATGCAGGCCCACTGCGCGCTGCGCGGCAACGCGTTCGCCCGCATTCTGAGCAACGGCTCGGGTGAAGTGACCGACCTTATCCCGTTGCACCCCGATCGCGTGACGATCGAAATGCTTGTCGACAACGCGCGCACCGTCGACTGGCGCTACAGCTACCGCAGCCCGGACGGCACCGAAACGAAGCTCGGGCGCGGCGAAGTGTTTCACCTACGCGGGCTCTCGGGTGACGGCGTAATCGGCTATAACCCGATCCAGGCCGCGCGCGAGTCAGTCTCGACCGGCCTCGCCGCGCAAGACTATGGCATGCGCTATTTTCAGAATGACGCGACGCCGGGCGGATGGATCGAGTACCCCGGCCAGTTCAAAGACGACGACCAAAAGAAGCGTTTTCGCGAGCAATTCCAGGCCACGCAGACCGGCCGGCATCGACACAAAACGGCCGTGCTCGAAATGGGCATGAAGTATCACCAAATCAGCGTAACAAACCAGGACGCGCAATACCTGGAAACGCGCAAGTTTAGCGTCGCGGAAATCGCACGGCTGTTTCGCATCCCGCCGCACCTCATCGGCGACCTCGATAAAGCGACGTTTTCGAACATCGAGCAACAGTCCATCGAGTTCGTCAATTTCACGCTCATGCCTTGGCTCGTGCGCTGGGAGGAAGCGATTCGCTATGCGTTCCTTGCGCCCGAGGACGCGCTCAATTGCGAATTCCAGGTGACGGCGCTTTTGCGCGGCGACGCCGCGGCGCGCGCGATGTACTACCACAACGGCATTCTCGACGGCTGGATGGTGCGCAATGAGGCGCGCAGGGCCGAGGGCATGAATCCGCTCGATGGGCTCGACGAGCCGCTACGGCCGCTGAACATGGTTGAGGAAAGCGAGGCCGAAGAAGACAAAGGCACGCGTACAACCGGCGCCGTGCCGCCCGCGCCTTTGCCCGGCCAAAAGGAGCCGGCGCCGCCGGAACCACCGAACCCCGCGCCGAAACCCGGCAAGCCTGCAACGAATCCGGCGAAATCTGCAACGGGCGAGGGCGATATGCGGTTTTTTGCGATTGCGTCAACCGTGGCCGAGCGCATCGCGCGCAAGGAAACGGCAATGGTACAGGCCGCATTGCGCTGCGCAGACCGCTCCGCCGCGTTGCTTGAGGCATACGAGAAGCACGTGACGTTCGTCGCGCAAGCGTTATCGGTATCGCATGACGAAGCGCTCGCGTATTGCACGCAACGGCTCGAATTCATTCAGACGCAAGGGCCATCGCTCGACGCTCAACTTTTTGAGGACAGCGCGCGCATGCGCCTAACTCAACTCGCGCTAGAAGGTGCTCTATGAGACACGCTTTGTTGATTTGCGAATTCCTGTCGACGCCCTGGGCCATCCTGCCCGAGCGGTTGTCGGCTATGTGCGCGGTCATTGCGCGATGGGCCGCCGAGCGCGAGGCCTCGCCCGAAGTCATGGCGCAAGTGCGCGCCGATGCGGCTCAAATCGAAGCGCGGCGCGGCGAAGCGACGCGCTCCGGTAATGGCGCGATTGCAGTATTGCCGTTCTATGGAATTTCCGCGCAGCGCACGAGCCCGATGGACGACGTAAGCGGCTCCGGCCTCATGAGCATTCAACGCTATACGCAGGCATTTCGCGCGGCGCTCGCCGATGACTCGATCGGCGGCATTTTGATGGATATCGATTCGCCGGGCGGCAGCGTCTACGGCGTTATGGAGCTCGCCAATGAAATCTATCAGGCCCGAAGTCAAAAGCCCGTTTACGCTATTTCCAACTCTCTCGCGGCGAGCGCGGCCTATTGGATCGCCAGCAGTGCAAGCGAGTTCTACGTCACCCCCGGCGGCGAAGTCGGGTCCATCGGCGTCTTCGTCCCTCACCAAAACCTCGCCAAAGCCCTCGAAAAAGAAGGCGTCGAAACAACGCTGATTTCGGCCGGCAAATACAAGACGGAGGGCAACCCGTTCGGGCCGCTTTCCGATGAGGCGCGCGCCGCGATGCAAACGCGCGTCGACGCCTATTACGGTGCCTTCACGCGCGGCGTGGCGAAGAATCGCGGCGTCGATGTCGCGACCGTGCGCGAGGGCATGGGCCAGGGCCGCGTGCTCAGTGCGAACGTGGCGAAGGGCGAAAACATGGTCGATGGCGTGGCGACCTTCGATGAAGTCGTGCGCAAACTGGCGAAGACCATCGGTCAGGGCGGCACGCAATCCCAAGCGCCGAAACCCTCGCGCGCTGCGCTACTGCAATGCCAAATCGATTTGTTGGGCGCCTAAGCACGCGGGCGCCCGCGCTCAATCCCCGTTCCGACGCAACGAAATGAGCGATGCGGTCCATAGACCGTAGGACGTGGCACGTCTTGATGGAGCATCCCAGATGAATAAGCAAATCCGTGCGCTTCAACAGCGCAAGGCCAAGCTCGTCGCGCAAATGCGCGAAATGCTCACGGCCGCACAAGCGAGCGATGCCGGCGACATGACCGACGAGCAATCGGCCGAATTCGAAAACCTTCGAGCCCAGGTCGAAGCGCTCAACGCGCAAATCGAGCGCGAGGAGCTCGTCGCGATGAACGAAACGGCCTCGGGCGTCGATATCCCCGATGACGCCCGCATCGCAGTGACTGACAACCGCACGGTCGATCCGCGTCGCGGTTGGCAGACCTTCGGCGAGTTCGCGCAAGCTGTGCGCTCGGCCGCGATGCCCGGTTATGGGCGCGTCGACGAACGTCTGTCGATCAATGCGGCGGCGCCGTCGCTCGCGGCGAACGAAGGCGGTGGCGCGGACGGCGGTTTCCTCGTGCCGCCCGAGTTCTCGACGCAGATTTTCACGCTCTCGCTCGAAGAAAACGCGCTGTTGCCGATGACCGACGATACGCCGATCGGCGGCAATTCGATGGCGTTCCCCAAGGATGAAACCACGCCCTGGGGCACTGATGGCGTGCGCGCCTACTGGCAGGCCGAGGCCTCGCAGGCAACGGCGACCAAGCCGAAACTCGGCGTGTCGACGCAACGGCTCCATAAGCTGATGGCGCTTGTGCCTGTGACCGACGAATTGCTTGACGATACGACGGCGCTTGCCGGCTACCTGCCGGGCCTCACCGCGCGCTCGATCCGTTGGAAGACCGACGAGGCGATTTTGTTCGGCACGGGTGCCGGGCAACCGCTCGGCCTCTTCCAAAGCAAGGCCGTCATCGTTCAGGCCAAAGAATCGGGCCAAGCGACGAATACGCTTTTGCCGGCGAACATTTCGAACATGGTTTCGCGGCTGCTCACGGGCTCGTATGGGCGCGCGGTCTGGCTCATCAATCCCGACGTGCTCCCGGCGCTCGACGGCATGACCCTCGGCAATTACCCGATCTATATGCCGGTCGGCGGTGGCGCGTCGTCGATGGCCGCTTCGCCTTACGGCATGTTAAAGGGGCGCCCGGTCATCCTAACGGAGCATGCCTCGGGGTTCTCGGCGCAGTCCGACGTGTCGCTGGTGGATCTGTCGTATTACCGCGCGATCACGAGCCGCTCGGGTGTGCAAACGGCCACGTCGATGCACCTGTATTTCGACGCTGATGCGACCGCGTTTCGCACGACGTTCCGCGTCGACGGTGCGCCCAAGCTCGAAAACCCCGTCACGCCGCCCAAGAGCAATAAGACGCGTTCGCCGTTCGTCACGCTCGCGGCCCGTTGATATGCGGCGCGATCAGTTGCGGTGGATCATTCAACGCCTTTACAAAGGACTAACCATGTTTCCGATGAACGTGAAGGCAACCGAACAGGTTGCGGTGCTCGGGGCGATCGTGCCTTCGAGCCAAGCCGCCGGCACGGCGACGACCGGCTGGATTTCGGCCGGACAGTTCCAGAAGTTTTTGGCGCTCATCCAGGCCGGCGCGATGGGCTCGGGCGGTACGATCGATGCCAAGATTCAACAGGCGACCGATTCGAGCGGCACGAACGCAAAGGACGTGACCGGCAAGGCCATTACGCAACTCGCGGCGGCCGGCGGCGGCGATGTCGAAGTCGCCATCAATCTCGACGCGCAAGAGCTCGACACGAACGGCGGTTTCGCATTCATTCAACTGTCGGTCACGACCGCATCGGCCGCGAGCGGTACGGCGGGGCTTTTGCTCGGGTTCCTGCCGCGCTTCGGGCCGGCTTCCGACTTCAATGCCGCAAGCGTTGCCCAGATCGTCGGGTAACGCTTAGCCGCCAGCGGCAATGGAGGGCCGGGGCCAAGGGTCATAAACCCGTCGCCCCGGCTTTTTTATGCCTGACATTCTCTTGCAACGCCCCATCGGCGAGCCGGTCAGCCTGGATTTCGTCAAGACGTTCGTTCGCGAAACGTCCACCGTCCAGGATTCCGTTTTACGCCTGCTCATCGGCGCGGCGCGTGCGGCGGCCGAATCACGCACACGGCAACAGTGCTTGCACGCACGCTATCGACTCGTCGTCGACAAATTCCCGATGGCCGGCATCGGCACGCCGCTGCCGTTCGTCGATCTTGTCAACGATCCGGGCTTTTCGGTGCGCCTGCCGCATTCGCCGCTCGTCGATGTCGTACAGGTTCAATACCTCGACATGAGCGGCGCAACGCAGACGGTCGATCCATCGCTTTACACCGTCAATAAAGCGCTGACGCCCGGCATCGTGGCACTTCAATTCGGTAAGGTCTGGCCGATCCCCTTGCCGCAGATCGCGGCGGTTTGGATCGATTACGATGCCGGCTATGCGTCGCCGTTCTCAGTCGTCAATCAGGCGGCCGGCTCGATCAAGGTCAACGGCCCGGTTACATGGGCAGTGGGCGATACGGTCGCGTTCTACAACGCGGGCGCGGGCGCATTGCCGGCGCCGCTCGCCGAGGACACGCCCTATCTCGTCGCGAGCGCAGCGGCGGGCGTCTACACCTTCACCGACACGGGCGGCAATGCCGTCACGTTCTCCAACGCCGGGAGCGATCAAAACTTCATCGGCGTGGTGCCCGCCGGCATTCGGCAATGGATTTGCCTGCGCGTGGGCTCGATGTATGAGAACCGCGAGGAAGTCGCGATTCTCAATCGCGGCAAGGTCGAGGAACTGCCTTTCGTCGACAGTCTGCTGTGGCCGTATATGACCTCGTTGCCGTAACGCCGTGCCATGACGACCGCACACCTACGCGCCGGCCAACTGAATCGCGTTGTCTCGATTCAACAGCGATCGACGACGCAAGACACGTTCGGCGGCGTGCCCGAGTCGTGGACCGAAATCGCACAGGTCTATGCGCTCATCGAGGCCTTGAGCGGCTACGAAAAGATGGCGGGCGAAGCCGTCGCCTCGGGCGTCTCGCATCGCATCACGGTTCGCTATGACACCTTGTTTGACGATCCGAAACTCGTCGCGACCTACCGCGTTGTCTACAAGAGCCGGATTTTTGACGTACAGGCCTGCATGAACATCGATGAGGGCAACCATATCGTCGAACTGCTGGCCTCTGAGGGGATGACACTTGGCTAATCTGACCCATATCGTCGGCCTCGAAGGCGTGCTCGAACGGATGAATGAGTTGCCCAAGATGGCCACGATGCAAATCAACCGCGGCGCAGCGAACGCGATGGCGACGAAGGTCCGGCAACAGGCGGTCTATCTCGCGCCGGTCTATCAAGGCGAGGCCAAAGGCCCCGTATCTGGGCGCTTGCGCGACTCGATCATTCAAAAGCACCTGCCCGAGCTCTCGGGCACGTATCGACAAACGTATCTCGTCACGGTGCGGCGCGGGCAAAAGCCGGCGAAAGGCGGCGTCATCGTCAAGGGCGGCAAGGTCGTCGGCGTCGATGCGTATTACTGGACATGGGTTGAATTCGGCCATTGGTACGTGCCACGGCGCCCGTCCGGCATCACGCGCAAAGAGCATCGCAGGCGCGCGCGCGAGGGCGAAGGCGCCGTATGGGTGCAACCGCGCTCGTTCCTGCGTCCGGCCGCTTCGCTCGCCGCCGATGTCGCGGTGCAAGCAGCGGTCGACTACTACAAAAAATGGCTCGATCGATGGGTCAAGACCGATACCGGTTGGTTGAGGCGCGCGGCGTGAGCAAGCCATGAGCACCATCGAAGAGCAGCTATGGACCGTCCTTAACGCGGTCGCGCCGAACGCGGTCTATCCGAGCGTCGCCGGTCAGGACGCACCGATGCCGTATGTCGTCTATCGGTGCATGCCGAGCCCCGTCGAAAACACGCTCGACAGTCAAACGCCGCCGCTCGACAACACGGTTTTCGAACTCGATTGTTGGGGCCGCACCTACGCGGATGCGGTCGGGCTCGCGGCGAGTGTGCGCGCCGCCTTGCAATCCTGGGCCGCGCTCGGCGTGCAAAAGAGCAGCGAACACGACCTTTACGAGGAAGACGTCAAGGCTTATCGCCGCATTTTTGAGTTTTCAGTGTGGCACTAGCGCCGCACGCATCGTTACCAACCAACCCGCCTCGCGCGGGTTTTTTTGTGCCTGAGAGGAGCGCCCGCCATGAGCAACACCGCCATTTCTACCCAAGGCTCGTATCTGCAAGTCGCGACCGGCAGCGGTAGCCCCCTGACGATTTCGAGCATTGCCGAGGGCGACCCGACAATTTGCACGTCGGCCGCGCACGGCCTCGCGCTCGGCGATGTCGTGACGATTTCCGGTGCCACGGCGCCGCCTGGGCTCGATGCCACGTTTCCGATCATCGCCAAAACGACCAACACTTTCGCGATTGCGCTCGATACGACGGGCGCCGCAGCGCTTGCCGGCTCGCCGATCGCGACGCCTGTCGCGTGGACGCGCATCGCCAATTTCAAGACGGTCAAAGGTTTCGACGGCAAGGTCGCGAAGCTCGACGCGACCAACCTCGCAAGCGTCGCGAAAGAGTATGTGCCGGGTCTGTATGACCCCGGTCAGTTCACGTTCGATGTCGATGTCGACATGGCCGACCCTGGGCAGATCGCGCTGCGCAACTTTCTGTATTCCGCGGCGGTCGTGTCGTTCAAATTGACCCTGCCGAACGGCCACACCGCGACCTTTACGGCCTTCGTCGAAACGTTCCCCTGGGACGGCGGCGTCGACAAGCTGCTCGCGGCGAACGTCAACTTGATGATTACCGGCCCCGTCACCTACGCATAAGCGAGGCGTTATGTCGAAGATTCTGAGCAAGGCCGATATCCTCGGCTCAACCGACCTGACGACCGAATCGGTCGACGTGCCCGAATGGGGCGGCGCGGTCATCATCCGCACCATGACGGGCACGCAACGGGACGCATACGAGGCCAGTTTGATGAAGCGCGGGCCGACCGGCGCGTATGAAGTCGATACGGTCAACATGCGCGCGAAACTCATCGCCTATACGGCCGTCGACGAGGGCGGCGCACTGCTGTTCGATTCGGCGGCGGACGTGGTAGCGCTCGCCGGCAAGAATGCGGCGGCGCTTGAACGCCTATTCGTCGTCGCGCAACGCTTGAACGGCCTTGCCTCATCGAGCACGGCGGACGCTGAAAAAAACTCCGCGAGCGGCCAGGACGGCGTTTCTACTTCCGCCTCGCCGCAACCCTCGGCATGACCGTTCGACAATTGCTCGCGAACCTCGATTCGGCCGAGCTCACCGAATGGGTTGCCTTCGATCGTATGGAGCCCATCGGCGAATTCCGCGCGGACCTGCGCGCCGGCATCGTCGCCGCGACCGTAGCGAACTACGGCGGCCGGGATATCCGCGTGCCGCGCAAGCCGTCCGATTTCATGCCGCTCATCGAGCGCGAGGAAGAAAGGCCCTTGCTGCTCACCGATCCGAACGCCCAGGCCGAATTGATCCTCGGCGCGTTCGGCAATTGCCACATCATTCGTAAGGCCGCCTGACATGTCCCTCGGTCAACTCGGCGTCGAACTGTACGCGAGCTCGTCACGCCTCGAAAGCGATATGGGCCGGGCTGCGCAAATCGTCGAATCGCGCACGCGTGCGATGGATCAGGCGGCGGTGCGTGCGCGCCGGAGCCTAGAGAGCATCGGCGATGCCGGCGCGCGCATCGGGCGTATCAACGGCGTGCGCGAGGCCGCGAACGACATGGAGCACCTGACGCACGCCTCGGCCGGCGCGCGGCGCGAAATGCTCGTTATCGCGCATGAGCTCTTCACGGGCAATATTAAGCGCGCGGCCGGTTCGGTCATGGTGCTGGGCGAGCGCATGGATTGGCTCGGCAAGATCATGTCGCCGACCGGCGCGCTCCTCGGCGTGCTCGCAGCCGGCGCAATCGCGGTTGCCGTGGCGTTCGTCAAGGGCGCCGAGCAGTCCACCGCATTCGCGCATGCCCTGCAAGTCACCGGCAACTATGCCGGGCTCACCGAGGGCAAGTTTAACGAGATGGCGCACGTCATCGCCGCGAGCTCGGGCACGACGATCGGCAACGCGCGGGAAATCTCGCAAGCATTCGTCGCGGGCGGACGGCTCTCGGGCGCCGCGCTCGAATCCGCGAGCATCGCGGCGGCGAAGCTCTCCGCGCTCACCGGCCAGAAGTCCGAGGAAATCGTTCGCAGCATGGAGAAGATGGCGGACGGCGTAGACAAGTGGGCGTTGGAAGCGAATAAGCAATATCACTTCGTCGACGGCGCGCTTTACGAGCACATTCACACGCTTGAACAGCAAGGCCGCACCGAACAAGCCGAGCTCGCGCTACTCGAAGCGCTCAATCGGCACCTCGGCGACCTGGACAAAAACCTCGGCTATCTCGAAGGCGCTTGGAAGGGCGTCAAGGATATGGCGTCGGGCGCGTGGGACGCCATGCTGTCGTGGGGTCGCAAAAAGACCGTCGACGACCAACTCGCCGACGCGGAAAAAGAAGTCAATCGCATCAAAGGCGCCATGCAGGGCGCGGCCGGCGGCATGAATGCCGACATCTACTCGCGGCAACTCGGCGAAGCTCTGGGGCGCGTGTCGGAGCTCACGCGGGCAAAGATGCGCGAGCAGGATAACGCACTGCTCGAACAACGGCGAGCCGACGAGCGTACGCGTAGCGCCGATAACCAGGCGTTCTATGACAAATTGATCCAGGAGACGCGCACGCGCGAGCAGGAACGCGCCGACGCGATCAAGGATATCAACCGGCGCGCGGACGAAAGCCATTGGTCGCCGGAAATGCGCGCGAAGGCCATCGCGGCGGCCAATGAAAAGTACAAAGACAAGGGCGCGGCATCCGGCGCACGGGCCGACCTGGGCGCGGCGATGAAGCCGCTTGAGGATCAGATCACGGCCGAGGACAAGCTGCTCGCGCAACGTGAGCAGGTTTTGGCGCGCTACTACCGCGACAACAAAATCTCCGTCGAAGGCTATTACGGCGATCAGGAAATCATCGTCGACGCGCACACAAAGCGCATTGCCGTGCTCTACGACCAGGAAATCGCAACGCTCGAAAAGTATGCGAGCAAGGCAAAGGACCACGCGACGAAGGTCGAAGCGCTCACGCGCGCGCATGAGCTCGCCGATAAGAAAGAGCAGGCCATCGCGGCGGATCGCGAAAAACTCGCGCTTTCGACCGAAGGGCTCGCACGCGATACCGAAACCTATCGCGAGGCCGTCGAAAAGCTCAACGCCGAGCTCGCCAAGCAACAGGGGCGCCCGAGTAGCACGGCCGCCGCCGAATTCGACCGCACGAACCGGGCTTTGCTCGATCGCGCCCGCGCGGCCGGCGACACGTCGACGCTCGGGCTCGCCGCTCAGGTGCGCAGCGGTATCGAGGCGCAGGACCGCATGAATGAGCTCAAGCAAGAGGCGTTGCGCATCGAAAACGAGCTCGCGTTGCAAGAGACGCGCATCAATCTGCAAACGAAGACCGGTCAGCAAAGCGAGTTGCAAGGGATGATCGATATCGGCGAGAAGCGCACCGAGGCCGCGCAAAAACTCGATGCCATCGCCGCCAAGATGCAAGACATTGCGCAACAGACTGGGCTTGCCCCGATGATCCTTGAGGCCGACCAGTTCAAGACCAAGGTCATCGAGTTGCAGGATTCGGCGAACCAACTCGGCCGCACGTTCGATCAGATTTTCGCGAGCAGCTTTTCGGGGTTCATCAATACGGCCGTGTCCGGCACGAAGACCCTGAAACAGAATTTCCTCGACATGGCGAACTCCATCGAGCAGGCCATTACTCGCATCGTCGCGCAAGACCTCGCTCAGCGGCTATTCGGCATCGGCGGCGGCGCAGGCGGCGGGGGCCTGTTCGGTGCGCTCTTCCAATTGCTCGGCCTGACGGGCGGCGGTGGCGGTGGCGGCGCATCGTTCGGCCCGTCGACGTTTAGCGTACCCGCGTCCTCGGGCGGCGGCGACACGTCGGGCATGACGGCGCTTTTCGGTCTGCTCGGCATGGCGGCGGGCGGCCCGGTTGGCGCGGGCAGTCTGTACGAAGTCAATGAGCGCGCCCCGGAACTGTTGACCGTGGCGAATCGCACCTATCTCATGATGGGCGAGGACAGCGGGCGCGTGACGCCGATGGGCGATAGCGCGGGCGCCGGCAATCAGAACGTCTTTCACCTCAATATCGCGGTGCCGCCCGGCACGACCCGGCAATCGTCGCAGCAGCAGGCCGCCGAGATTATGCGTCACGCGAACATCGCTATGGCGAGGTACGGATGACGACGTTTCTCGAGTCGCCGCGCTTTCCCGACAATATCGCGTTCGGGGCGACGGTCGGGCCGACCTATCTGACGGTCATCAATCAGGTGTATTCGGGCCGCGATAACGGCATTGTCGCGTGGACGCAAGCGCGCATCCGGTTTGATGTTGGCCGGCGCGCGATGAATGCGGCGGATACAGCGACGCTCGACGCATTCTTTCGAGCCGTGAAAGGTCGCGGCTATCGCTTCCGAATCAAGGATTGGACCGACTTCGCATGCACGGCGGGCAACGGCGTGCTCACGGCCACGACGACGGCGGGCGTCTATCAACTCGGCAAGCTGTACGTCACCGGTACGCTCTCCGAGACCCGCACCATTCAAAAGCCCGTCGTCGGGACGGTCGTCGTCTACAAAAACGGCGTGGCGCTCACGAGCGGCTATTCGCTCGATACGACGACCGGGCTCGTCACGATCACGCCGACGCCGCTGAATACAGACGCGCTCGCATGGGCAGGACAATTCGACGTGCCCGCGCGGTTCGACACTGATGAAATGAAAAAGCAGGTCGTGAATCGGAGCGGCCCAGGCGGCGATTTGCGCGTCGATTGGGGCTCCATTCCGATTATCGAGGTGCGGCCGTAATGCGCTCGATCAACGCCGCGCTGCTCGCGCACCTCGCCGGCAATACGCAGACCGTCGCCACGCTCTGGCTCGTCACCCGAAAGGACGGCACGCAATTCGGCTTTACCGACCTGGATCAGCCGATCACCTATGGCGGCGTGACGTATGAGGCGCAAGGCGGCTATACGCATTCGCAGATCGATATGACGAGCGACCTGTCGACATCGAATCTCGAAGTACAAGCCGTTTTTGATAGCGTGAACATCACGCCCGAATCGCTCGAATCGGGCTTGTGGGATTTCGCGCAAGTGCAATGCTCGCTCGTCAACTATGCGGACCTCACGCAAGGCGCCGTCATCCTGAGCTCGGGCACGCTCGGGCAAGTCTCGATCAGTAACGGCGCCTACAAGGCCGAATTGCGGGGCGTCGCGCAACTGATGCAACAGGAGCAAGGCGACGTTTACTCGCCGACGTGCCGCGCCAATTTCGGCGATTCGAAATGCACGATCGACCGTGGCCCGCTCACGGTCTCGGGCTCGGTGGCGAGCGTCGTAAACGCCACGAGTTGGAACGATCCCACGCTCACGCAGGTCGGCACGGTCTCGGCCTATACGGACACGCGGGGCACGAAAGTACCGACGCGCTCGCCCTTCACGATCCAGGTTGTCCCGCCGACCGGCGGCGCGTTCGTGTCGGACAACGGCGTAACGAACTCGCAGGGTAAGACGCTCTCGGTCGTCTCGGGCAGTCCGGGCGATGGGCAATACGCCGTGAACTCGACGGGGCTTTACACGTTTAGCAGCGCGGATGCGGCGTGGGAAGTCTTCATGAATTATGACTACACCATCGGCTATTTCGCCTACGGCAAAGTGACATGGCTTACCGGGCAAAACGCGGGCTTTTCGATGGAAGTCAAAACGTTCTCGCCGGGCGTTGTCACGCTCGCGATGGCGATGCCCTATCCGATCGCGGTGGGCGACACGTATCAGATTATGCCCGGCTGCGATCGCACCATCGGCACGTGCTTCGCCCGCTATAACAACATCGTGCATTTCCGCGGCGAGCCCTACATCCCTGGCCCGGACATTCTCTTGATGCCGCAGGGGAATTAGATGAGTGTCACGCGCGCCGAATTCGTCGCCGAGGCCCGCTCATGGCTCGGCACGCCGTATCAGCATCAAGGGCGCCTGAAGGGCGTCGGCGTCGATTGTATCGGCATGCTTGCGTGCGTGGCGCATGCGCTCGGCCTGTCGGACGCCGACTTTACGGACTACGAACGCCGTCCCGATGGGCGCTTGCGTCCCGTGCTCGAACAACACTTAATCCGCGTGCCGCTCGATGAGGCCGACGCCGCCGACGTGCTCCTATTCGCCTGGGCCTCAACGCCGATTCATATCGCCATCATGACGGACGCCGCGCATATCGTGCATGCGTATATCCCCAATCGCAGGGTCGTCGAATCGCGGCTCGATGAGTCGATGCGCTCGCGGGTCGTCGCGGCCTATCACGTGCCGGGGGTTGAGTAATGGGCCAGCTAGCTCTGTCGGCGGCCGGCGCCGTTGTCGGGGGCGTCATCGGTACGGTCGTCCCTGGCGTCGGCACAATGATCGGCGCGGAAATAGGATGGACCATCGGCGGCATCGCGGGGGCGATGATCTTCCGCCAGAAAGGCCCGAACCCCGCCGACATTCGCATTCAGGACAGCGCCTACGGCAAGGCGATCCCGCTCGTCTACGGCATGTATCGCGTGGCGGGCAATATGATTTGGGCCGGGCAACCCTACGTCGAAGACCCCGGCAAGGGCGCGGGCGGCAAAGGCCCGCAACAGCAGAAAGTACACATGTCGTTTGCGCTCGGCCTATGCGCCGGGCCGATTACGAGCGTGCGTCGCATTTGGGCGAACGGCAAGCTCATCTATGACGTGTCGAACCCGTCCAACTTCGCGGCGATCAGCGGATCGAACCAGATGGTGTCGAATTTCACCGTCTATCCCGGCGACGAGACCCAGGAGCCCGACCCGACGATGCAAGCGGCGCTCGGCATCGATGCGACGCCCGCGTATCGCGGCCTTGCCTATGTCGTGTTCAACTCGCTCGACCTGTCGCAATGGGGCAATTACTTGCCCTCGTTCACGTTCGAAGTCATCACTTCGCCGGCCGCGACGCCAACCTCGAACATCGCACAGACGTATTACCCCGCGCAGGTTTTCTACCACAACGGGGTCAACGTCGGCAGCGGGATCATGGCACAAATCCCGTGCATCGACGGGAGCGGCGGCACGATCACCTACATTTCCGGCTACTTCTGGGAGCAATACACCTATTTCAGCGCAAACCTCAATCAGTACGGAAGCACCTTTACCGCAAGCCTGCCCGTGCCGGGGGGCAATCTCGGCCAGACCACGACGCCGCTCGGTAACTCGGACGTGCCGGGTTTCATCACCTACGGCCGATGGCTGTATCCGCCGCCAACGGGCGGATTCGACTATATCAACAATCCGGGCATGAGCGACACGTCGACCTTTTGGCGCAATAACAACGACTTTTATTGGGCCACGTCGACGATCCAATATCAAAAGATCGTCACGGGCGCCGCCGCTACAGTCTCGGCGCAAACGGGCACCGGGCAATGGACGATCTTCGGCGGCACGGCCAGCTATATCTACGCCTACGAAAACAGTGCGGGGCTCGTCTATCGGCTCGACCGCACTACGTTGGCGACCGTCGCGACGTGGCCGCTCTCATACGGCTATGCAGGGCCGGCAATCGGCTATGTGCTCGACGACGATCACATTTACATGACGGGCGCCGAGCGCATCCTATGGGTATTTCGGCCGTCGCTTGGCACGCGTACCGAAATCGGCACGGTGCCTTTTGTTCCAACCTCGCTCGTCGCGCTCAGTCAGGGCTTTTTTGTGTTCGCCGAGGGCGGCCCAATCTCGTCGGGCGTGGCGCTCGGCTATCTATGGGTCTCGCAAGGCGAGACGTTCACGACGCTCGCGAGCATCGTGGCCGACCTATGCAACCGCGCCGGCATGACGGCCCCGCAATACGACGTGTCGCAATTGACCGATACCGTGATCGGCTATGGCATCACGAATCACTCGACGACGCGCAGTAACCTCACGCCGCTAATGGCGGCGTATTTCTTCGATGCGTGCGATACCGATGGCCTGATTAAATTCGTCAAGCGCGGCGCGCAACCGCTCGCGACGTTTGCGTATGCGGACCTGGGCGCCTCGCCCTCGATCGGCGACACGGCGAACACGACGCCGATCATTGAGACGATCGCGCAGGAAATCGATATGCCGCGCTCGCTCTCGCTCACGTATGCCGAGCTCAATAGCGACTACAACACGAACACGCAACGATGGTCCCGCGAGCTCACGAACTCGAACAAAGACACGGTTATGCAAGTGCCGATCGTGCTCGCCGGAAGCGATGCGCTCATGCGCGCGCAAGTGCTCGGCTGGGAAGCATGGGTCGGCCGCAAGGTCTTTTCGTTCTCGACGGGCCTGAAATATCTGCCATACGAGCCGGGCGACGTCATGACCCTGCAAGGCGATGGTGAAAGCTATACGGTGCGCATCACACGCTGCCAGTACGACGGGCAAGGCTCGTTGCTATGGTCGGCCGCGCTTGAGGAGCCGGATATCTACCCATCGCCCTCGTGTAACGTGCAAGCCGGCGAGGCGGCCGGCTTCCCGTCGCAACAGATCGACTATAGCGGCCCGACCATGCTCGCCGTGTTGGACGTGCCGCCGTTGCGCTCGACGGACACGGGCCTGGGTCTCTATCTCGCAGCGTCCGGCATGACGACGGACTGGCCCGGTTGCGCAGTCGACGTGGCGCGGCCCGGCGGCGCGTTCGGGCAGATCATGACCCTCGGCAATGCGGCGACGATGGGGGTAGCGCAAACGGCGTTGCCCGACTTTCACGGCGGAAATCAACCCGACGAGTTGAGCACTGTCACGGTCATCCTGTATTCGGGCACGCTCGCTTCGTGCAGCTATGCGAATTTCCTGGCCGGCGCGAACGCGGCCTACCTCGGCGGCGAAATCATTTTCTTTCGCAACGCAACGCAGACGGCCGCGAATACCTATGTGCTCTCGGGCCTCTTGCGCGGCCGGGTTGGCACCGAATACGCGATGCCGACGCACACGGCCGGCGACACGTTCGTTTTTCTCGACCCGACGCGCGTCGCCGCAATGCCGCTGCAACAGACCGATATCGGTACGCAACTTTCGTTCGAAACGTTCCTGCTCAACCTGTTCGGCAACACGCCGAGCGCGGTCGTCAACGTCACGCCGGCCAATGCGCACGTCAAACCGCTCGCGCCCGCGCAGTTCATCGCCGGCCATGGGAGCGCGGCGAATACGTCGGATATCTCGATTTCCTGGCTGCGCCGCGCGCGCATCAATGGGCAATGGCTCGACGGAACCGACGTGCCGCTCGATGAATCTACCGAGTCGTATCAATTGCAAGTGCTCAACGGATCGAGCGTCGTGCGTACGATCCTCGTCAACGGTCCCTTTACCGCGCCCGCCGTGCCGGCCTATACCTATACGGCTTCGCAGATCAGCGCGGACGGCTTCTCGACCGGCAACACGATCGGCTTTTCGGTGGCGCAAAACTCCGATCAAGGCGTCCTCGGCAACGCCGCAACGACTAGCATCGTGAGGTAATGCCATGTCCAACAGCACGACCCTGCTCGATACCATCGCGGTCAATCAAAGCAACAAAGAATCGGTCGTCAACGCCTTGCTTGACGCGGCCTCGCCCGCGATGCTTTGGGGGCGCCATGCGAGCGCGTGCTCGGGCCTGACCTGGGGTTACTACGGCGGATGGTATGGCGGCGCGCAGATCAATAACGGCACCGTCACCTTGACGGCGAGCGCGACCAATTATGTCTACGCGAGCGCGTCGACCGGCGCGGTCAGTGTCAACACGACGGGATTCCCGGCCGGCGCGATTCCGCTCTATTCGATCGTCACGGGCACGACAACCGTAACGAGCTATACCGACGAGCGCAGCAATGCGGCAAGCGCCGGCATTACGTCGGCCGTCTATGACGTGGGCGGCTATGTCGAAGGCACGCCGAACGCGAGCGAAACCGTATGGCAGTTCTATTCGCCGCGCGCGTGGACGCTCCCCTTGGGCGCCTCGGGCGGCGGCAAGGCAGGCACGGCGGCGACGGCCTCAACGACTTTTACGCTCAAACAAAACGGCACGTCGGTCGGCACGCTCGTATTCGGCGCGGGCAGCGCGAGCGGCACCGTATCAATTACCTCTTCGACGGCCATTGCATCGGGCGACCTGCTCGCGCTCGTGGCGCCGGCAACGCCCGATGCGACGCTCGCCAATATCGCCTTCACATTTGCGGGCACGCGGCCCTAACGGAGCAAATCATGACGATGGGTTTTTCGACGACGCTGCGCGATGCGATGCTCGATGCGATCACGACGCAAGCAGGCGCGAGCGCACTCCTGAATATCTACTCGGGCACGCGGCCCGCGACGGGCGGCGCGTTAAGCGGCAATACCTTGCTCGCGCAACTGACCTGCAATGCGACGTTCGCGCCGGCCTCATCGGGCGGCGTGCTCACGCTCAACTCGATCGCATCCAACGCCGCCGCCGCGACCGGCACTGCGACATGGGCTCGGCTCACCACGTCAGGCGGCACGTTCGTCGCCGATTTCAGCGTCGGCACATCGGGCACGGAAATCATCATCGCGACGACCTCGATTACATCGGGCGCAACCGTGAGCGTGACGAGCGCGACGATCACCGCTGGCAACGCATAAGGGGAAAGGCATGACAGTCACACTGTATAAATCGACGGACGCGTCGGCCCCCGTGGACAACGGAACTGTCGGCTCACTTTGCACGATACTCGACGCTTGTCTCGCCAACGGCTACGGCACGCAGCCGGCGGCCGGTTGGACGATCGCCTACACGGGCACGAACAAGCGCGATTACAAACAAGGCACGGGTTCGAACGGCTACTACCTCGACGTTGACGACTCGGGACCGGGCGCCGGCGGCGGGCGCGAGGCACGCATGCGCGGCTATGAAGCGATGACGGCGCTCGGCACTGGCACGATGCCCTTTCCGACGACGGCGCAAGCGACGAACGGCGTGTTTTGCCGCAAATCGAGCACGGCGGACTCGACCGCGCGACCCTGGTATCTGATCGCTGACTCGACCTGCTTTTATCTCTTCATCGATACGGGCGACCTCGCTAACCCTTCGTACTCAACGACCTTCATGTTCGGCGACATTTTCAGCTACAAGAGCGGCGACGTGTACAACACGGCGATCATCGGGCGTAGCACCGAGAACTCATTCGCTGCTCAAGTCGATCAACTTTCGGCCGTGAGTGCTCAAAATGCGTTCTCGCAAGCCATCGCCGGTCATTACATCGACCGCACTTGGACCGGTGTAGGTGGTTCAGTGAACTGCGGAAAGATTTCATCGGGATTCTGTACAGGAATTAGTAATCCTGGTGAGGGTGGCATCATGGGTGTAGGCGATGCTTTCTCGCAGCTTCCCTACCCGAATGGCCCGGACGGGGCACTAGAACTAGCGCCGATCTTCGTGGCGCATAACAATGCGCTGCGCGGCTATCTGAAAGGACTGTGGGCACCGTGTCACCGTCAACCTTGCGGTCACGGGGATACTTTCACAGGCACGGGCAATATGGCGGGTAAATCGTTCCTCGCACTGAATACCCCGTACATGTGGGGCGGCACTTGGAATTCCTACGGCGGACAGCTTGTCGTTGAGACCAGCAATACGTGGAGCTAAATAAATCATGAGCGCTCACGTCTACTGGCGGATTTACATCAACTATACGGCCGGTGGTTCAGGTGGCAATGCCGCTATTGCCGAGCTCGGCCTACATACGACGGTCGGTGGGTCACAGGCTGCAACTGGTGGGACGGCGGGCGCGAGCAGTGTCTATAGCACCGACACCGCGAGTCTTGCTTTCGATGGTAATGCGAGTACGTTTTGGGCTACCGCCGCGAGCGGCGTGAATAGCTGGCTTCAGTATCAGTTCCCGAGTGCCACGGACATCGTTGAGTACGCGATCACGGCACGCAACGACAGTTATTACGCGCAAGCTCCCGAGAGTTGGACGCTTCAATATTCTGACGACGGCTCAACGTGGACGACCACCGACACAGTGTATTACGTCGGTTGGACACAAGGCTCGACCGCAACGTTTTCGGTTGGTGCGAATACAGGTGTATTGAACGGAGCGGCAGTAGGGAATTCAGTTAGGGGTGCGCGTCCAGCGTTCGAGCCGGGTTCCGCTTTTCCAGGCAACATCGTGCAAGTCGGTAAAGCGCCTACACCAGGGCCGCACACGGTCTCGGGCACTGTCACGGTCAACGGCACGGCAACCGGAGGGTTGCTCGTGCGCGCGTATGCGAAGGCCACGGGCGAATTGATCGGGCAGGCGACGAGCGCGAGCGATGGCACTTATTCGATCAAGTGCGGCGTGGATTGGGCCGACGTGTATGTGATCGCGTTCGATCCGACGGCCTATCAAGCCGTCATCTACGATCAGGTCGTGCCGGGGTAAGCCATGCCGAGCTATACGCCGCCCTCACAAAACGCGGTCTATTTCCGTTTCAGTGGCAGCTATTCCGCGCCCGCGCATAACGCGATCAACCTCAACCTCGTTCCGCCAACGCCGAACGGATATCTACAGGCGACGCTCGGCAACTTCACCGCGAGCATTGCCGCATCTGAAACGATCAGCGGCACGCTCGCCGCGACGCTCGCCAATTTCACGGCGCAATTCGTCGAGGGCGAGTATTACCCGATGGCCCTCACGGCGACGCTCGATAACTTCACGGCCAACATTGCCGCGCAGGAGTCTTACCCGATGACCCTTGCCGCGACGCTCGACGACATAGCCGCGAGCATTCACGTCAGTACGGGCGTCAAGCGGCGCGCGGTCATCATCAATACGTAGGTGCGCATATGGACAACTTCGAACGCGCTTTCGAGCTCGTCGTCGGCATCGAGGCCGGCTATGTCAACGACCCGACCGACCCCGGCGGCGAAACGAAATTCGGGATCAGCAAGCGCACCTATCCGAACCTCGACATTGCAAACCTCGCGCTCGGCGACGCGAAAGGCATCTATGCGTCCGATTACTGGCAGGCGTGCGCATGCGACAAGATGCCCTGGCCGCAATGCCTGTTCGTGTTCGATATGGCCGTCAACCAGGGCCAACCGATCGCGCGCGTGTTTCTGCAACGCACGCTCGGCGTGACGGCCGATGGCGTCATTGGCCCCGTGACGCTCGCCGCCGCGAACCGCATGACCGACGAACAACTCGCGCTGTTTCTGACGGCGCGCGCGATGCGCTACATGCAGGCGTCGAATTTCTCGGTCGACGGTCGCGGATGGTTCAAGCGTCTTTTCTTGATGGCGTTCAATCACGACGGAGATTGACATGAGTGCATCCGATCCGATCACGGCGGTCGCAAACGTTGTCAACAGCATCATCGACCGATTCCCGACGCAGGAACAGAAAGACGCGGCCAAGCTGCAACTCGCGCAACTGTATTTGACCGGCGACTTGCAACGTATGGCGACCCAGGCCGGCGTAGTTACGGCCGAAGCGACGAGCGGCAATAAGCTCGCCGCGTCCTGGCGACCGGTTACGATGCTTGTGTTCGTTGCGATCATCGCCAATAACTACATCGTCGCGCCGTACCTACAGGCGATGTTCCATGTGGCCGTTACGCTTACGATCCCGCCTGATATGTGGGATTTGCTGAAGCTCGGCATCGGCGGCTATGTGGCCGGCCGGTCGGTTGAGAAGGCCGTAGGCGCATACTCGGCGAGCCGCACGACTACGCCGACCCAAGCGACCGCCGTGCAGAACATCTTTCACGGCGGCAGCTAGTAGGGGCTAGTTGAGCAATGGCAGTCGAGCGCGGACCCAATCCCACCATGTGGGCGGCATGCTGATGCGATGCTCGAAATTGCTCTGCTGAGACGCGTCGTAGTAAGTCACGTAGTCCGCTCCATATTCTAGTTCTCTCGGGAAGTTCGTTATCCAATTAACAACGAACCTACGTTGTGCCAGCAAATCTCCCTTTTCAGAGAAAACCTGTAGCCGAATTTCGTCACCCATAAAATTTTCGTCACCGCCGGTGCCACAAAGGACTATGTTGTACTTCTTTCCAGCGTAGACCTTCGCACCGCCATGCAATTCCTTCGTATCTCGCTCACAATTATAAAATTTGTCTGGGAATCTTTTGTCGATGACAAATATTATTCCGTAGATTATCAGCAGAGCAATGAGAATCCGCTTGACAATCTTCTTCGCCATCGCAATCCACCTCACTTGCAAGGCTTGCATACTTCCTCCAAGGTGAATTTAATGGGTTTCGGTAGCGCGATTTTCTTTAAGTTGGAATAGATGACGAAGTCCCCGCCGCGATCATATTTCTGTCGCCACGCGTTATAGTCACTGTTGTAGATCGGGTAGTAAACGTCCTGTTTTCGAAGGCTGCTCTTGAAAAGTCCATTTATGATGTCGACAGGTTTTTTGAATCCATTATCATAGATGAAAGGCATAGGCGGTGTATCCGGGTGGTTCCCCCATTGAAGGTTTCCCCCTTTTTTGCCGATTCCGTTGTTTATCGTGTTCGCGGCAGCGGCAGCCGGAACCACGATCATGCCGTATCGATTCCAGTGGCCGAGATATTGGGATGCAGTGCCGCCAGGCTTGTCAGCGAACGAGTAGCTGTCGCGCGCATAAACATATATGTGCGTCACCTCGACTCGCGATTCACAGCAAAATCTGGGCGATGGGCCGGTATAGTTGTAGTATTTTTCGGAATATATTTTGGCATTCGCAATGGCGGCCATGTAGAAAAAATTTCCGAGCGAGGCTGTTAAATCGGTTGCCCCCGCATTCTCATCCAACGTCTCAAGATCGGTTACTTTTATCAGTTGAAATTGATAATTTTTGTGCAAATCCTGGATGTCACCATTTGACAGTTTCCATGAATCTATTTCACCGCTGAAGGCGACGCTATGGTCTATGAATTGCTTCGAAACGAAATGATGCACATTGGCTTTCAGCGCCTTTATCGCGTTATCTGTATATATTTCCCTATTGACTAATGCAAGAAGCTTCGCTTCCGCCCCGCCATAGCGGAGCGTGAAATCGAGCGAGACGGTCTTGCTGTCGACCATATCCTCGGGGTAGCGATCGGATGCGTTGCCGATGATGTTTTTTCGCCCGTTAAACCAACGGCGCGACAATTTTGCGGCGACGTAAAACCCCATCTTTTCCATCGCATCAGGGAGGTCAAGCATATCGAATGGCGGTGGTGTACGGCAGTCGTCATCGTCCTCGCTGCTCTTGCTTTTCGTGGGAGTAGCAGGCTTGGGAGGATCAGGAGGTTGCTTTTCGGCTTTCTTCTCAACCTTCTTGTCGGCCTTCGATTCCTCAGCCTTGGGCGGGGCTGGCGGCGGAGTCCACCCATCAGGTGCTCTGTCCATCAGGACATGAGCCTGGGGATTGTTCAGCGGCTTGCAAAGGTCCTTTTTCCACTCGGTACGTCGCGAGAAAACGGCCTTTTCCGGCTTGAAGTATGCAATTCGATTTGGTGTTGTCATTGGAATTAACTTCTTTTGCTCTCAGGTGCCGGGCCGAATATAGCACACGGCCCTCGGCCGACTTTCAACCAATGGCCTTTGCTCAGACAGGCGAAGAAGAGCCCGCCCAGTGACGGGCTTCGAATGCCGCGCGAGGCAAAGATGCGACCGGTTTGCAGCGTAGCGAACGGGGTTATCGCTCTTCCAAAGACGGCGTGGTTATCGGACCGATGCGCAGGCTCGGGTGCTGTACAAACATACAGTATCATGGCCGAATGAACCACGAAGACACGTCGCATGGATGTCACTGTCGAAAAGCCATCAATACACTAGCGGCGACCAGTCGGCCGTGCTCGCATTGTCACGGGCGTCGCTCGAACCGCGCGCCTCGTCACGCTGGCATACCTTCACCAAGATATCGCGCACATATCACCGAAAGATTTCTGTTGCGTTTCGATTGCATTTGACCCTAGCCCACAAAACTGTCCCACTTGGAAGTGGAAAATTTCGGCATGACGTTGTCATCGAGACCAGGAGGTCATGCCGTGAAGAAGAGTAAGTTCACCGAAGAACAGATCGCCTATGCGTTGAAGCAGGCCGAGCTGGGCACGCCGGTCGCGGAGTTCTGCCGCAAGATGGGAATCAGCGACGCGACGTTTTACATATATGGACTGCTCCCAATAGCAAACGGAGGTTGACGGACACGGAAGTCGATTGCGTACATATATCCGGCGTCAGGGCATCGCCCAGCGCCCAACTGGAATTCCGCACGTGCAGGCCTCAACAACTGGAAGACCTCAAGGGCCGTTATAAAAATCAGGTTCCCTGCTCGCCCGGATCGACCGGTGTGCCACTCGTCAATTCGTCAACGCATCGTTGGTGAAGTTGCTACCCTGCTTTCTGATACGACTGGCCGGTTGCGAGCATCGACCAGATTACGCGAGCCATCTTGTTCGCGATCGCAACAATGGCTCGATTAGCACCTCGTCTGGCTTTCAACGCGAGCGCCCAGGCGTGTTTCTTGTCATGTTTTGTTGGTGCGGTTCGGAGTACCGCGCGAGCACCGTGTATGAGCAAGGTGCGTAGATGCCGGTCGCCTCGCTTGCTGATGCCGAGTAGGTGCGTTCGGTCTCCGCTGGAACTCTGACGGGGAACAAGACCGAGCCAGGCAGCAAAGTGTCGGCCGTTCCGGAAGTCTTTTGGGTCAGAAACTGACCCCCGACCACCGACCCCCGACCCCCGACCCCTGAAGTGGTCAAGCAACTTTGGACACTGCTCCGGGATAAGCTGCGAGCGCTTCGAAACGCGCTGGCGGCAGTCCCTTCGCAGCCGAGTGAAGGCGACGATGGTTGTAAAAATCGACTAGATAATCAGTGATGTCTTGCTCTGCATGGCGGTGATCGACGTACAACTGGTCGCCGATCCATTCATTTTTGAGGCTTCGGAAGAAGCGCTCGACCACCGCGTTGTCCCAACAGTTGCCGCGCCGACTCATGCTCTGGATCGTGCCACGGGCGCGCAGCTCGGCGAGAAAGCGCGTGCTCGTGTATTGGCAGCCCTGATCCGAATGGAACATCAGGCCTGGTGGCGGACGACGATGATCGTAAGCCCGTCTTAATGCCTTTAGTGCCAAGTCGGTGTCCGCGTGCTGACTAAACGCCCACGCGCCCTGCTTGCAAACAGGGCTGACAGAGGCCGCTGTCGCGACGCAAGATGCGCTGCCTGATCTTGTCCCACGCGGTTCCGTATCCCCGCGCATGACGATTGCCGCGCACCGCGTCGGACTTCCACTTCACCGCCTCATGGGTGTGCTGCGCGCAGTACGACTTGCCAGCCGCAACGAGTGCACCGCATCCTCGGTGCTTACAGGGCTTCATCGTACGTATCGGCAT